AGGCAGTATCCATATCGCCACTCATCCGTGAACCCTCAACTCCGTAACGAATTACATGATCACCAACACGAGCAAACCCGATGTTCACAAGTTGTGACTTGAGCAATCGTCCTAGTACGCACCTGTCTCTGAAAGACGCAACGCAACTCTCATAGATACCATGAAGCCATCTCAAAGCATCAACTGACACACTTTGGTCAAACCTCGAAGCATCCATACCGACAGCGACTGGGCGCGAGAATTTTGACCATTTCTCAAACGCTAGTCGCCCAACCTCGGCCCCATTCATGCCTTTAACAATTGTTTTCTCTCCAAAGCATTTGCGTACGGCTTTGTAGAGAAGATGTTCCATGGGCTTAAGGAACACCCCAACCGCAACGTTAAATCGTTTGCGTCGCGGTTGTATGATTCTTGGTGCGGGGTCCGGTTTAGAAGTGAAGTTAATCTTCTCCACCTTCGTAAACGTATCAACGTAGCCATCACTTTTGCACACCTCCGAATGCTCCAATGATTCAACTGCCTTGAGGTAAGCCGTCCTTCGTCGAGCCTGATACAACTCAGCAAATTCTTGCCGGGTGATCGGGTTGGTCTTGGGACAGTTTGCCACAATGCGGTTCTTGACCTTGTTGAGACGTTCAGAATATATGTTCTCCCTTGGCAGGGGAGGGCGCCTGAATCCGTTTCCGTCCTTAACGAAAAACAGACGCTCATATATTCCACGCATCAAGTTTTGGTATGTGGTTGTGTGTACTTTAAAGTCTTGGGAGGAACCACTTCCGAGCAAACAGCTCACCTCCCTTGGACTCTTGGGTTTTTCCCAGGCTCCAGTCACCACCAAGTGGGGAAACACGTTACGATCAGTGCTAACAATTGGGTACTTGCTAACATCAAAAGTCGTTGTAACCCCGGTGACCTTGCCAGGGCAACCCTAAGGAGCCGACCACGAGGGTTGGCGCCAGTAGTTGTACTCTTGGAGCTTGCGCTGTCTTACCAGCGTTTGCTCCATGGCTGCAGCAGCGATTTGGTTGTTGGAGGGTGTAAACACCATTACTATACCAACTTCAATCACAGAGGAGATGTGCGACGGCCGCATCCCTCGTTTATCAAACGCCTGGAGCAACTTCTTCCTGACAACTAAGCGATTGGCAACGTTGTCAGTACAAACTCCAAGTTCCGCCTGAATAGAACGAACTGCATCCACTAGAAATCTCTGGTGCCGATTCCTCGTACCCTGATCTCGGGGTTGCCCTTCCTCAACGTCATCATCGTCTACCACCTCATAATAATCGTCATTCAGCCTATTGATGTGCGCTTGGAAGGTGTGTTCAAAAGGGTTAGTGACTTGTGGTTTGAAGATATAATACGCGGTAGCGATGGCCACGCAGAGGAGGGTGAAAAATGCCAACATTTTGCCAG